ATTTTCTACGTCTTTTTTTGGTTCGACCCAAGTTTGGATATTTAAATAGATTGATTTTAGATTAACAGAATCAACTGTACCAAATAAAACTTTGGCGGTTTTAAATCCTTGGATTTTTGAGGTTTTCCCTTTTTTCATTATTTTTCATCGTGAAAGAGTTTATTTTTAATAAATGTAAGTATATTTACATTAAGAGTCAAAAAAATAATAAATTAGCACTTTTTTAATATGATTGTTGTAAAAGTTAATAAAGATAAAAACATAGAAAAAGCACTTAAAGAATATAAGAGTAAAGTGATTAAAACAAGACAAATGTCTGAATTAGTTAACCGTAAAGAATTTATTAAACATTCCGTAAAAAAAAGAAACGTGCTTAGCAAGGCTAAACACGTTCAAAAAAACTTCAAATCAAATAATGATTAAAGGTTGTCGTGTAAACTTTTTAATTTATAATAATTCAACTTATCATATTTCTCAGTTGTTATTTTTTCAATAGTTTCTGTTATTGATTTTCTAGTTGAGTGGTCGTGATTTTGATTGTAAATTGTCTGTAATCTTTCAACAACACTTTCTTTAATTGTTGAATACTTTGGTTCTAACTCAGAATCATCAACTGATAACATTTGGTTAAATTCTTTTTTCTCAGATTCATTTAAACCATCAATATAATTATTAATTGTTTTGTTAGCCATGGTTACCATAGTACTCAAAGGAACTTTAACAACTTCTTTTTCAGATACAGGTTTTTTAGTAATGGTTTCAGTAATAATCTTTTTACTACTAATTTTTGACTCTAAGTTTAAAACCCCACTACTAAGTAGATTATCAATAACCTCATAATTATTTTCAACTACAGAAGAATTATTTGCCCAATCTTTGATTTTTTTCAAGTCTGTAGGAATAATTTTATTTACGGTGTTTTCATAAAGAGTTACCATTTCATTAATGTAATCACTAGCAACTTCATTAGTTAAACCTTTATTAGAACTTAAATCATCATATATGTAGAACAATCTATTGATGTTTTTATTTTCTAAAACTAATTTTTTAAATGTTTTAAGTTCGTTTTTAAATGAACCATCTTTATAAGATTCTAATAAAACATTTTCTATTTTTGATTTTAATATTCCAAATTTCATTTCGTTGTTTTTTATTATATAAATATTAGTCACCTAAAAGTTTATTCAATTGATTCTCAATATCACCTAAATTATTTTTCCCTTTGGATAAATCAATAAATTCTTCATCGTTATACATAGTTTCAGATTCTACTAAGATTTTTAAATTATCTCGTTTTTCTACTGATTCAGGTGTTACACCCGCTTCACCACCCGGTTCAGGACCTGGGGGAGGTGGGGCCGGCATTCCCATATCACCACCCGGTGGTGGTGGAGGTGTTGTTCCCGCATTTTGTGTACCACCTGTTTTAGAACCATATAAGTTATCAATATTATCAAAGATACCTGTATGTGTAATGATTGTTGCAGTATTTGTTAATTCAGCACCAACGGCTTTTTCAACACGTTGTTGTTGTAAATCAAGTTTAATTTCCTCATCGGAGAATCCTAAAATATGTTTTTTAGCCCAAGTAACAGATGTTGGTGCAATACCTTCAACTGCGGTTACCGCCTCTTTATATAACGCAACTTTTTCTTTCCAAGCTTCAACTTTTAATAAGTCGGCTTGTGTTGATGGATTAGTTAATGATAATGTAAAGTTAGATAATTCATCTTCAAAACCTAAAAGAAATAAATGAATAATTGCAATTTTATTTAATTCGGCAATCATACATTTTTGGATTCTGTTAATTGTTCTTGCAAAACGAATATCCATTAATGATAAGTTCTTACCTTCACCCACAGGTTCTTCAAAACCTAAGAAAGCTTTAGGAACACGTAGTGCGGTTAATAATTTCTTTTGGATATACTCGATGTCGGCAATCTCACCTAAGTTTTGTGCTCCTGCCAATGTTTCAATTGGGTTAGGCGCTGCTGGGTCACGAACAGGGATAAAATAATCTTGGTCAACCGCCATTTGATTATATCTTAAATCGACATTACCTGTTTTACTATCAACAATTTGGTCACGTTTAAATTTGTTTGCAACACGTTGTACGTATGGTTCAACATCTTTATCATCCATGTTACCCACGAAAATTTTAAATACACGTCTCTCAGGTGCTCTTGATGTTCTATAAATTAACATAGCGTCCTCAGATAACAATAACTGTTTCCAAATACGTCTTGCTTTTTCTAACATTGATGTTCCGTATGGTAATTTTCTATCATCACCCAATAAACGGAAGTGTGCTATCTCCCAAGAATTAAATTCCATGTCTTTAACTTTCCATTGGAATCGTAATCCTTTAGCATTAGCCGGTTCTTCAGCATTATTAATTCTTGCGGCCATACCTCTTTCCAAACGTTCAATTTCAATGTTTGGTAATTGCATACAACCAATAACTCCTTTATCAGAATCTAATTTAAGATATACGAAGTTATCACCATATTTGCAAGTATTTCTAACCCACATAGGTAAATTAGTGTTAACATCTAAATTATTATTGAATAAATCGGTTAATATTGATTTAATACGTTTAGATTCAGAATAAATCTGTAACATAAAACCATTTTGGTCTACCGTTGTTGATTCTTCACCATAGATATCCAAAGCTGCGGATATTTCAGGTGTATATTCCATTGATTCATAATCGTAGAATGATGCTAAACGAGTTGGTTCATAATATATTGCTTGAGAATATAAATTACTCTCAATTTTTGCCCATTGATTAGTTAAATAAAAAGTTTGTTGAGCTTGTAATTTTTCTTTTTCATACTCATCTTTTGAAGTTGTTTTTAATAACTCCTTTTTATCGAACTTATATGTGGGGTAATCTTGATTTAATAATGAATTGGGTCCAAATGCTTTACTTAATCGTTGCCAAACCGTTAAATTGTTATTATTTTCCATATAAGAATTTTAATTATAAATATCAATATCTAAATAGTTTATCTTTGTCCGTAATTACCGAATAACCAACCATATGTTATATAATCTTCTTTAGATGTATTTGAATTATTTTTATTATTTCGACCAAGACTATCATTATAGTTTGGTAAAACAGGATTGAAGTCAATATCTTTACCAACCGATGTGTTATTATTCACAGACCACGATTCAATCATCGCCTTTGCTTGGTCAGTAACTTTATTTAATTTACTAAATGACGTTTCACCCACATATGTTGCCATAGCAATAGACATAAGTAAGTCATCATGTCGTCCTTTTTGGTGGTCAGGTCTACCATTGATATAAATGAACGTATCCATTTCATTATATAGACGGTGACTATAAATTCTGAATTCGTGTCTCATAGCTTCCTCATACGATGCAATGATTTGAACACGTTTATTGTTAAAGTTTATTCCGGGAATTTTTTCCGCAGATTTCGGATTGTATTTCCAAGAGTTGTTAACATCTTCACCATCAACATATAAATCCTTATATCCTAATTCTTGAAGTTTACGTGATGTGGAAACACCCATACCACCGGTGATATCGACCACAATATACGCTGAATACATATTTGCCCATTTAAAACAAATCTCAGCCATAGTGTCAGGTGGTAATTTACCAACAAACTCAGCAACTTGTTCGCGAGTATCGAAATCAATAATTTGAAATGAACTAAAATCCTCACTATCCCCACGACTGACATCGACACCCATTATGTATTTGTGACCAATTACCGGTTCTTTCCAAATCCATAATTGATTACTTAACATTTTATTTTGGGGTTCTATCAAATAATTCTCACGAATTTTCAGCATTAATTTAGAATCAAATACGTTATCCCCTGAACCAAGGAAGTTACATTCTAACTCTTGAGAAACTTTACGTTTGTCGTATTTAAGTTTCTTCACCATTTTTTCAAACCAATCAGAACAAGGTTTGTATCCGTTGTTAATTAATTCTTTAGCGTCTTCAAAATTTCGTTCATCAAATGATTTTTCAGTCCAATCAATTATTTTATCAGGACCGTACTCTTCTTTATTTAATAAATAATGGATAGCATCGTCGGTCTTAACAAAAAATAAATCTTTTGTGTATCTAGGGTCACGATACCAATACATTTCCGTAATTTTGAAGTCATTCATACCACGTAATGCTTGGTCGTAAATCTCATAGTAAATTGGGTCATTACCATTTGGTGTTGAAACCACAATTACTTTACCCCCTGTTGATAGGGATGCCATACATGCTGACCAGAAATCACTGTCAGCTTCGATAAACGCCGCCTCATCAAATACAAGTATTGTTGGGGTAAATCCACGTAAGGCATCCTTTGATGTTGCAACGGCTTTAACCTCACAACCATTTGTTAATCTCCAATGTTTTGTTGATTTTTTATTGGGGTCAATACCTATATTTACCCAACTTGGCCATTGTGTGGTAAACATTCTAATTTTGTTAGCCATCTCAATTGATGTATCAAGTTTGTTGGCGATGATAAGAATTTTTTCAGGTTTTTCTTTTTTAGCAAACCCTAATTTTTTTGATATCCAAGCTGCGGTTACAGTTGATACACCAGCCTGACGATATTTTAACGCAATGTTTTCATTATAATCCTCGTAATCCTGTAGTAACGTTATTTGGTCAGGGAATAGTTCTAACGGAACATATTTTGAAACTGTATTGTCATATGTTTGTAGATATGTTTTTAATGCGTAGGACGTGTCCTTCATACACTTAACATATTCTAACATAACTTGTTCTCTTGTTAAACTCATAAGTTTTTTAATTATAAATACCAAAAAACCCCCAATTAATTAAAATTGGAGGTCTTTATCGTTTATTTAGTATGTATATTAATAGACATCATCATCATCATCGTCGTCACCAAAATCAAAATCATCGTCTTCTGTATCATCTTCATCACCTAAATCAACACCTGAACCATAGTTTTTAGTTGGTTCTGGCATGTCTTTGTGAAGTTCTTGATATTGTTCCATAGCACCTTCAACTAATTCATTAATTATTTGAATTACTCGGTCATCTTGTTTATGAATTCCATTTAATAATGTTTCTAAATCATCTTTAGATAATGTTGCTAAAT